CCGAAGTGAAGCAATTATGTGGCTTGTACGAATTTGAGATTGGTTGGCACACGTGGTCGCACCGAGACCTTACCACTCTTTCTGATAGAGAAGTTATTCAAGAAATTACCTCGCCGTTCCAAACAAAATACTTACGTTACCCCTATGGTAACTACGACGACCGGGTTGTAGAGCTAGTAAAACAAGCAGGATACGAAAAAGCCTACTCTGCCACGCAAGGTGTCAGGAACGAGTTTGCGCACGACGCCCAATACAAGATTTATAGCGACTATGTACCATTCACCTAGGCTTACCGAGTTGCAGCAAAAAGGGATTGTTAGAATCCCTGCCGTATTTACCACTGCTGAGTGCGACTCTATCAAGCAGGCGGCTTACTGTGTTTCAGACGACGAAATAAAACTATCCGGCTACCCCCATGTCCCAAGCGAGCAGGCTTACAATAAAAAGTCTTTGATCTTTTTCCCTGCGCTAGCAAACCCATACTTAAACAATATCCGTACTGACACTAGAATTATTTCAATAGTCAAGGAACTGTTAGGTAACAATGTTAAGCAAATTAATAACCAAGTGTATTTTAGAGAAGCCGGAGACATGGACACGTTTGCGTGGCACAGAGACACCATCTTCCGAGAAAGTTCACAGTTTGCTCAGACCGTTGAAACTGATTATTTACAAACTATCATCGCTGTAGACGATATAACGGAAGACAACGGCGCAGTAGAGTTTATAGAGGAATCACATCTCTGGTCAAAGTTTGATGCACCATCAGACTTGAGAACGTTTGAGCGAGGAAATCTAGCTGGAACCAAGTACACCGCAAACAAAGGTGATGTCTTAATATGGTCGGTAAAAATTGTGCATGGCAGTGAAGCCAACGTTTCCGACAGCCCAAGAATGACATACATGAACGGTTTCTGCAAAGCACAAAGTGTGATAGACTACCCTGACTACCTTATTAATGGACAAGTCGTGACACACATCGACCCTGAAAGGATACCATAATGCTAACTGTTGTAGTTGCGTCATATCACTACGGGCACCTAGCGGCTCACTGCATTGAGAGTTTACTATCTCAAACTGTTCAGCCCGAAAAGATTCTTTTTGTAGACGACGCTGCGGGGGATTGTGGGCATCTACCTAACATTTACCCGGAAGTTGAATACACCCTGCGCCCTGAAAACTTAGGAACAGTAGACAATTTTCAAGACATGCTCATGAAAGTAGACACAGAGTACACAATGTTCTTGGGGGCCGACAACTGGCTCCGATCAGACGCTGTAGAAACCCTGCTAGAACAAGACACCGACATTGTTACGTACTACATGATGGTGACGGGCGAGCACAAAATGGGACACCGAGACGCCAACCTTCCAGACGTAATTAGACATGGCGACGTATACTGGCGGTGGGATGGTCATCATGGCTCAATGATGTACAGAACCGCTCTTGGGCAAGCAGTAGGCTACAAGCGTCATTCTGTCCACGCAGTTGGTAACGCCGCATGTGAGGACTGGGCGCTATGGGATGGAATGTGCGAACTCGGAGCAACCGTATCCCACATATACGAACCACTAATGCACTATCGTAGACACCGAGAAAACTTTATTAACTGCAAGTAAACGCCGAACACATTAAGAGGACTTCAACCTCTTCACTTGCTGAGCATCTAAAAAGATAGTAGCAGTCCCGTTGACGATCTCCACTTGATCCAAGGGGACTCCAACCTTAGACGCAAGTGTGGCTTTGGTCTTTAATTCATCCATAGGCTCGTAAGGATCGAAAAAGTCACGCTCTTCCCTGTCATCAGACAGTACCTCCATAAGAGTCAGCGGCGCAGGCGGATCACCACATGTTTTACAGCACAGACGATCTTCATTGATCTTGGGCTTCCGGGAACTTTCCACAGAATGCCCACAGTCAAGTTCGATGTGCCACTTAGTTTTCCCATACTCACCCAAACGAACAGCTTGAGTTACCATCCGCTTCGGACCACGTTTACTCATACAAATATCGTACCAGCACCCTTGACTCAAGACCAGCGAAAGCGTACAATACGCTTATGGACAAATCTAAACTTCTTGAAGACGCACTGGGCCAGATTGAAAAACAGTTTGGGGAAGGCGCAATCATGCGCCTCGGTGACAACGCCTCAATGGAGGTAGAGACTATTTCAACAGGATCAATCGCCCTAGACTTAGCGCTTGGTGTTGGTGGTCTCCCACGAGGGCGTGTCACTGAAGTTTACGGTCCAGAGTCGTCAGGCAAGACCACAGTAGCTCTGCATGTGATTGCTGAAGCGCAAAAGAACGGCGGGCAGTGCGCATTCATCGACGCTGAGCACGCACTTGACCCAATCTACGCAAAAGCAATCGGATGTGACGTGGACTCTCTACTGGTTTCTCAGCCAGACACCGGAGAGCAGGCGCTAACCATCACGAACAAGCTGATTGAATCAGGTGCCCTAGACGTTGTTGTCGTGGACTCGGTAGCAGCACTTACACCCCGTGCCGAGATTGAAGGCGAAATGGGTGACAGCCATGTTGGACTACACGCACGACTTATGTCTCAAGCTATGCGTAAGATTGTTGCAAACTTGAACAACTCAAAGACCACACTAATCATGATTAATCAGTTGCGAGAAAAAATTGGTGTCATGTTTGGATCACCCGAAGTGACTACTGGTGGTAAGGCTCTAAAGTTCTACGCATCTGTCCGCCTAGACATTCGGCGCATTGAGACACTGAAGGACGCTTCCGAAGCAGTCGGTAACAAGACCCGTGTTAAGGTCGTGAAGAACAAGGTCGCTCCACCATTCAGGCAGGCAGAGTTTGAGATTACTTACGGTGAAGGTATCAGCCGAACCGGGGACATTGTAGATATCGCTGCACAAATGGGAATCCTTGACAAGAAGGGTGCGTGGTACGCTTACGAGGGCACAAACATTGGACAGGGGCGGGTTAATACCAAGGCGTACCTTGATGAAAACGTAGATGTACGGGAAACAATTGCGAAGGCAATCTACGCTTCGATTTGACAAGCCGTAGGATATGTGGTAGCCTTCCTATTTAAAGGAGGAAACCAATATGCCTAAAAAAGCAAAAACAACCGAACCTGTAGGCCCGCCTAAAGGATGGGTTGTGTGTGAGACATTTCAAATGTCGCCACAAGTAACGCTATCCAAAGGCGACGAATGCCGAGTAAAAGGAGAGCAAGGCAAGTTCGTATTCTTACGGCATGTCTGGAACACCAACACCAACAGTGAGTGGGTTGACGTTTGGGGAGGCTCAGCCGGTCATAGTCAATGGAGGTCTGTCAGGATCGACCGCCTGAAGCACATTCCGAAAAAACGCTCCCGTAAAAAGAAAGAACCCCGGTCACATACGTAACCAGGGAACTCTCCAGTTAGGGGATGACACAAAAGGAGTAAAACTCGTCCCCTAACAATTTTATTCTACAGCATCGCTTCACACTTGTTCAAGCGATCTGTATGCTACCTCAGACTACCGAGGCGGTTGAGTGGTCGCCAACCTTTGTAGCGGCAAATGACTTCACCACTGAAAGAGCGGCGGCAACGGCTGCGGTGGCAGCGCCTTTAGCTGACGCCATGTCAGTCACGACAAACATTGCCAAAAACGTCTGAGCGAATGTCATGAGGGCACGTTCTGCAACCTGCTTGTAAATACTAGCTTCCATATTGTTCTCCTTGTTAGGGGACTATGACCAAGACAATCTGTCTCTCTTATATTGTATCATACCTCCTATGACACGATAGGAGCACGATTATAAAAACTATTTAACTTTATCTGAAAACTATTTAACTTTATCTGGTGCGAGTCTGAATGCGGCATCAATTTCATCCGCCGTGACCACCCCATCGTCAGCATAAGCTCCAGCCAGCTTCTGCAAAACAGTAGCAGTTGCCGTTACGCCAGCAAGAAACGCTGCTTTCCACGGCTCAATACCACCGATAAAGCTTGCACCACCAATGATAGCCATAGCATTCATAACAAAAACCGCAAAAATACGGCCTATGGTGTTAACAATCAGTTTACGTGTTTCATTCTTCATTTTTATCACTTTCCTTTTCATCATCTATGTAATCCAATACAGTTCCTAGCAGGTGCAGCCCTAACCCTGCAACAGATATATAAATACCTCTATGTAGTGTCGTGGACGACAGGGTGACGAGAACCAAGCCTGTTCCCGCCAAGGTCCAACCGAGGTAAAGCATTTCCCGTCCCATTCGTTTGACAGCACCGATTAATATTTCAACTAACTTCATATCGCCTCCTTTCAGCGAGTCTTCCTTCTTGAACTTTTTCTGTCGCCGCCAGAGTCGCCGCTACCGCCGCCTCCGCCACCGCCACCTCCGCCACCTCTGCCACCTCCGCCAGAAGGGCCAGATGGGCCGGAAGATGCTGCCGCTGCAACAACAGTGGCTGCTGCCGAAGCTGCAACAACGGTACGCCGAGTTTCCGTATCGACGGTAGACCCGTCCGCTACGTACTCGTTGTAAGCGTCATCCTCAAAGATGTTAACTGAGTCCTCAAACTCTTCTTTGACTTCCCCTCCAGCGTCATTCAGGGCGGTGACAAGAATCTTTTTACCGTCGTCAGAAATTTCATCAAAGTTTGCTTCTGACACAAGTGCGCTAACCTCTTCGACTGTGACTTCACCGTCAACAACGTCCAAGAAATCTTCAGCTAGTTGCTCGTCTATGGCGTCAAGTGCTTCAACAACTTTTTCTTCAGCCTCGTCAACCTCAGACAGTTCTACTCCCTCAATATCAATACCGAGGCTGTTGAGGTCTAATGCTAGCTCTTCGTATTCTTCTTCAACGGCGAACTCTTCAAAGAAATCTTCAACGTCAACTTCTTCACCGTTGATCGTGACGACTTCCGGCTCAGGAACAGGCTCCGGCGCAGGAACAGGTTCAGGCTCTGGCTCAGGAACAGGTTCAGGCTCTGGCTC